AATGAAAAGATCTGGTCCCCAGTCAAGGTCAGCTAGGTCTTCTGGCTTGATGCCATAAGTGGCAACCATACCATAAAGCCAGGCGATGTCTTTTGTTTTACGGCTGGATGCTAAGCGGAAATACTCATCCACTATCCGCTGATCCAGGGGCGGTTGGTGAGTCATGGGTCGTATGAGCTAAGTAACCGCACCATACCGAAAGGTGGGTACCGCTCGCAAGGGGTAAAGGAATCCTTAATAAGTCCAGTGGGACTTAATAAAAGTATACAATACTTCTATGGTGTATACTCTTGTCCGTTTTTGTCTAGCATCGTAAAATTTTGAATTTCAATGCGATCAGTTGCAAAGTTAAATAAACGTTGAAGCATTGGAAAAATCATTGGTGATTGACAGTTATAAGGCGGTACATCCATTTTTGATAGCGCTCTTTTTGTTTCGTTAAATTCACGCAGGCTTTGTTGTTCCCTCTGTGCTTTTGCAACAAGCTCTTGTTCCCATGCCGCCATGCTTCCAATGCCCACAGGGAAATCAGATGGTTCTGGGGGAAAGACTTGATCTTTAAACTTGATGGCATAGATATGCTTGCAGTACCTAAGCTCATCTAGTAGCGGTTGCCATGAATCCTCAACTGCTGTGATGGTGATCTGTTCAATGGCATCTTTGTCTGTAAACTCTGTAACCGATGCGTAATCGTTATAAGCCGGCATACCATCAGCCCTTGCGCCTGTAACGGCTATGTTCGACGTACTCCTGGTATAAGTAGAGCCAAACTCTCTATAGACGCCTGGATTGTCTCGAGTTGATTTTGTGCTTCCAATAGAACTATCAGTCACTTCGTAGTCAAGCTCAAAACCTTCTGGAGAAATAACTTCGAGTGCCCTATTTTGATCTACGCGCGTCATTGCGTTGTTATCAAGAATTCCGTCTCTTTTCGTTAATTCAAAACGACCTGGCTTGATACTTGAAACGCCTGTGCGTGGGAATTGTTTTTTATTACTTTCACCGGCAGTGGCAGCAAAGGAATAGTCTCTACGCGTAAAGTCTTGACACGTGCAGCTGTACCTCGAACCAGTAATTAAATAACGCCCAGGTGTAAAACCTACGGGGGAAGGTGTTACAAATACGGAATCCGGCGTGACCTGCACAGATCCGGCTTTTTTGAATGTCAGTACACCCGTGTTTTGATTTATGGCAACAACAACGGCTTGTACGTAGCCATATCTTCTTTGTGTTGCTGGATTGATTGTGTCTTTATTAATGATGTCCCCATCTACTGCAACAATACGATCCTCAAAAATCTCTGTGTTTGCAGGTTTTAAGCCATCAGGTTGCCCTGGAACTGGAATGTAGAAAGGCGCAGGAAGTGGGTTGGAAGGGCTCCAGGTACCGGCAAGCTTTACATACCAATAGTTTGCATCTTCTGTAACCGATTCAATGAATAGTTTTTGTGTAGTGACGGGATCGGTTAGTTTATCGCATCGTACAGAACCTGCATAACGCCATATGGCCCAATGCATTCCAAGCTCTTTACTGGATGTTGGATAACCAACAAAAGCGCCAGAGATTACAGGGGAAGGATTGCCGCTTGTTGTGGCGTTTGGAATGTTGTAACGGAATTGGTAGCTGTACTCGTTGTTATGTGTTGTTGCCGTTGCAAGTTCGTAACCCCTTCTCCAGCGTGACCAGGCTGATTCCCTGTTTATAGCATAAAGAGAATCAGGAACTGATCCGCGAGAAAATTCAGTCGTTATTGGTTTAACGGCCCTTGGGTCAAAAACGTGAGTCTTTTGAAAATTACCAAAAGAGTTGCCACTCTTCTTGGCCATAATCAGAAGAATCCGCCTTGCGCAATAATGTATGCCCCTGGGGTGTAGCCAGAAATATTGGGACCGTCTGGGAACACACCAACGTAAATACGGTCTCCACGTTCCAGGTAAATACCCTTGTTGCGCAGTGGAGCAGTGGAGCCTAGGCCAGTGGTATTACCTGCTTGTGCCACAGGAGCTGCCAGTTGCGGCATCAGATCCGAACAATCAACCGTACCGCTGTTGGCAGGGACTGTCTTGGCAAACAGCACACGGTAGTCACCTGACGCGGGAATGGGTACTGTCGTTCCACGGGTGTGGTAGAACACGAAGGTGACAGCAGGCTGGTAGCCGTAAGCAACACCGTTATATGTGAAACCACTCGATGTACCACCTGAGTAGTGCAGAGCGGTATTAACGCCCGTCAAGGTCGTTGCACCGGTATAGGTGTAGTAACCAACGCCACTTGCCGGTGTGGTCGCAGTGATGACGCCTGTGGTTGTTACGTAAACAATTTGTCCACTGACCAGGGAAATGACAGTGCCTGACGTAGAGGCATTGATGGTGTAGTCAGGTGAACGATAAAAGTCGTTGCGACTGATAGAAATCGAATCAACAACGCCACCATTGTTGTTGTCTTCCTGGATAGCGGCATCCATGTCGACCAGGATCGACGGCGCTTGTCCACCTTGAACAAAGAGGGTATTAGCAGTAGAGCTACCAACCGTCTGTGTGGTTACTCGAACCGAATCGAATAACGGACGATCGATCAACAGTGGCTGCTTGTTCGATGCTGTCGATGACATCTAGGCTCTCCTCTTTTTACCCTTTTGTGTTAGGATGTTTTGGCTCAATGCTCTCATTCTAATGGAAAACATGTTCACATGTTCAAAGTGCGGTCAACCTTTTATCAGCAAATGGCCTTCATCTGTTAAATACAGACTGCGCAAAAATGGTGCAATTTATTGCTCAACAAGCTGTGCATCAATTCGTCACGGCGCATATTTAGACGAGGCAGAGTTTAATTCTGAATACAGATCCTGGAGAGCAATGCGCTCGCGTTGTAACTGCCAAAAAACAACACACTATGAACGCTACGGAGGACGTGGAATCAGTTACGACCCTTCATGGGATGACTTTAGTGTATTCCTGGCTGACATGGGCGCCAAAGGAGATCCCAAACTTGAATTGGAACGTATCGATAACAATAAAAACTATTGCAAAGAAAACTGTAGATGGGCTACTCGTAAAGAACAAACCCGCAATCGCGGAGGAAAACGGGCTACTCGTCTTTACACTTTTGACGGAAAAACAATGTGCATTGCTGACTGGGCCAAAGAGGTTGGCATTAGCCCGCAATCAATGCAAAAACGCTTGAACAATAACTGGCCTCTTGAGAGAGCATTTTCAAAAGAACGCCACGACAAGAAAGGATCTAAGCACGTTAAACCAAAAGATTAACCATATGGATTCAAATAACTAGAAAGAAAATCAAGTCCCATTTGCTGCTGTGGGGCAAGCAATTGCCCCATCAACTCCTGTTTCAAGAGATCTTTCATCGACACTTCCTTGGTGTTACTACCGGACATTGCCGCCATAAAACCTTTCAAGAAGTCATTACTAGACATGTCTTGTTGCTGACCTTGCGAAGCTTGGTCAGTAGTCTGAAGAGGTTTTAAGCCCTGACTATAGACTTCTTGTAATTTTTGGTATGGCTTAACGGGTTGTCCGTAATAACTTTTGCCTTCTTTGGTAGGTAACGATGCCCACTCTGGCGCCAGGGCAGAAACAAACTCAGGTGTTAAACCTTGTTTCTGTAGATAAGACAGACCGCCAAGACCCATTGTGCGAGAACGAGCCAAGTCAAGGGCTGCAATGTCTTGCTCAACAGGACCAAAAGACGTAAGACCTAGTCTTTTCTGTGCGGCATTCCAGGTAGGCGTAAGGAATTGATAGGCTCCTGCAGCAGTGCTGCGTCCTTTCATTACGACATCTGGGTGGCGTTTCAGATCTGGCGCTAAAGAGCCACCAAACATGACTCGATAGGAATCTGGACCACCACGTTCTGTGCCTTCTGCAAAACGAATGGTTCGCAACAAGGCTTGTCCTTCTGGCGTCTGTCTAAATTGTTCGTAGAATTTACGATCTGCCATCGGACTATTCTCCTACCCAATTTGAGCTTGCCTTGAGACCAGGGATAAAGACTGCTTGTACTGCAACAACCAGGCTTAGTTTGGCAGCAAGGCGCTTAACAAAATTGGGACAAAGGATCATTGGTTTAAAGCAACAACACTGGCCCCCGTGAATCAAAGATTCGTGTCCAGTTGGAGTGGGCTTACATGCTAAGCAATGCCAATGAATTAAGACTTTGCTTGATTAAGTAAAGCTTGGAACTTCTTCTGCATCTCGGGATCAATATCAATGCCTTGAGCGCCATAGGTAGCGGAAGGTCCAATGGATTCCACAGCAGGTAAGCCTTGGGGCGTATTGACACCAGGTGGAGGCGTAAAGATCATCTGCTGGGGCATCTGATAACCAAACCCCTGAGAAGCGGCTTGTCCTGCCATGGCTCCTTGAATGGCGTCATAACCGGATTGACCGGGCTTGACTTTAGCAGCAAGTGTTGGATTTGCTTTTGCCCACATCTGCATACCAATATCTTCTGCAGACTGCACTTGTTCTGCTGTTGCACCAGGCGCTACGGCCTTTAGACGAGCAGCCTCATAACGCTGAAGCTCCGGGTCTTGAGCGGTTAACTGAGCAATACGAGAAGTTTCTGCGGCTTGGGCACGTTCTTCTGGCGTACCGCCAATAGGACGAAAACCAGTAACTGAATAGCCTGCGTTACCACCGCCGCCACCGCCTCCTCCTCCTCCGCCAGGGCGTACTTTAGCTGGATAAAGAAGACGTCCACTTACCGCATCATAAATATTGCCCTGAGCATCCTTGTAGCTAGGTTGGTTGTTATCATTTCGATAAGCAAAACCACCTCCTTTGGCTGAGTAAATATTATCTGGAATTGTTCCCCATGCTTGGTATAGTTTTTCTTTTCCCGTGGGTTTAGGTTTTAATAATTGAGTCCCTACTACAGAAGTCAGGCCTCCAAGTGCCGCCGATCCCGCTAGATTTTGCAGAACAGGAATTGCTCTACCTACAAGAGAAGCACCTTGCAAAGCTGGTCCAACAAATTGAATAGGCATAATTACCTCCAAACCTCATGTAAAAATATGCGAGTGCCAACTGAAACGTCAGCCGGACCTGGTAGCGCCTGAATAAATTCAGCGCCAGAACGCTCGTAACGGTAACGAGCTTGGAACGGATCCTTGTAGTTAGGTACGTAAAGGATACCGGCTAAACGGTTGGTCTCGTAGAGATAAATCTCATCCCAAACCTTGAGAGCTTCTTTGGCATTACTGGACCGAATCGTACGGTCCACATCACCAACAATGCTTTCTAACCGAGTGGAAGGCGATGTTGCAACTTCTGTTTTCTTCTCGGCCGTATCACAACGACCAATCTGAATAACGATTTTGTCATAGAAGTATGAATCCGGAACGGTATTCATAGCTTCTTCTAAACGAGCAAAGTCACCCGCCGGCACGGAAACCGTGAAGTAGCCCAGATGATACCGGACTCTACTCTTGTCAAAATCGCTGAGCTGCACAGCTTACTTCCGTATGTTCTCAATTATAGATGAACTGAATTAACCAAACAGTCCACCTGTGGATGATGAGAGTAATTGCTGGAACAACGCACCGGCCATATCGTTTTGCTTTGGTTGTACCAGCTCTTTAACAAACCCTCTCATCATCTGTGTTTTTGGATCTTCTTTTGGTTCACCTCTCAGTAAAGAACCGAGGAGATAACCAGATAGCATCCCTTGGAAATCAGAAGGATTTGATGCACTGGTGTTGGCAGTGGATGCACCCTGAGAAAGGTCTGCCGCCTCTCCCAGTGATTGCATATGTCCCAACCGAATCTGATATTTGTTGTCCCCCGTGGTAAACGTAGAAAGGTTTCCATAAGCTCCTTGGTTGGCTAACGGAACATACTTACCGGCACCTTCATAAAAGATTGGAGTACCCTCTGGTAAAGCCCAGTCCTCACCTTTGTGTTGCCTTCCTCCACGGGGGCCGTATTTAGACGTAATGGTAATGCCTGCCTCAGGATTAAATGTAAATTTTCCTTCTGGCGTTTGGATTAATGCTGGAACTCTCTTCTCACCAATTCGTAATCCACTTAAAGGGGTGCGAATTGTTTCAGGATTTAAGAAGGCGCCTGTTGCAAGATCTTGTACTTCAACATGTAAATGCGGACCAGTTGATCTACCAGTAGAGCCAACACGTCCTTTAAACGTAATACCAGCCATATCACGATGATCTTTTATCCTTCATTCTAAAATAAAAACCCCCGGTTTCCCAGGGGTGTATCTACAGAAGGAGTTAGTTATACACGGATCAAGTCAGCGGCGAAGACCGCGTTCCAATCAACTCTTTTGATCTGTTTTAGCTGTTCGAGATTGTTGAACCTTTCACCCGATAAGGACATCTGAAGATCTTTAATCTCTCGGGCCGTTTTCAATCCGATACCCTTGATATGATCAGCGATCATTTGAGCGGTAGCGCCATTGATATTTAAACGTGTATCAGGAGGAAAGGTACGTGGTTCTTCTTGCGCTGCCTTATCTTTTACTTGAAGAGTCTTGACCTTTTTGGTGGCTTCTTCGTCGGGCTCAATCTCAGTCCTGTAAACGGTAAAAAGGCGACCATCCTGATCTTCGACCATGAACCAATCGCCTTGATCCCATTCGCTAATAACTTTGACGCGAGCACCTGTTTTTTTATGCTGATAAAGCATTGCTGCCGTGGTTGACATAAGACCAGTGATTAACTGGTCTTAGTTTAACTCAATCAGCTAACAGTGCGGCCCAGGAGGTAACCATCAATGTCTTCGTAGCCAGGAGCCACATCAGGCTGTACGTAGCAGACTTCCACGACCAGGTAACCGGTGCGGCCAGCGGACGAATCACCACTGGAGATATAGAAGCCACCAGAGGTAGCAGTGCTGTTTGCAGTTTCCTTAGCGAAGACGCGCAGGGTGGTTGCAGAGGTCACAGCGTAGTTCACGTTACCAGCGGTCACACCGGCTGCGCCGGATGCAATCAGGAACGGATTGGTGCTGTAAGCAGCGGAACCAGCAGCGAAGAAGATCTCACCAGCCTGGGTACCAGACACGGTAGAACTCAGGTTTGCCTGGATCACACCTTCGCCAATACCGGAGGCAGCAGTGGGGCTACCACCGTTGCTGCGACCGAAGGAGATCACGTTACCAGTGGCGGCATAAACACCAGAGGAAACACGACCGTCACCCCAGCCAGAAGCAACGGAGATGGTGGCGCGGTACACGTAAGCAGGCAGGGTGCTGCTACCAGAGATCACCATGCCGGTGATGTCGGGGCGGGTGTCGTCCTGACGGTAAGGCGAGGGAACGATCACAGCAGCAGAAGCCACAGCGCCAGCGCCAGAGGTGGCAGTCACAGGGACGTAACCACGCTGCTGGAAGTAACGGTAGCCAGGGACAGCCAGCACAGAAGTGGGGCCGCCCTTGGAGCCGTCATCAGTACCTGCATAGTCGGCATCAATGTTCTTGTACCAACCGTTCAGGGGTTCCGCCCAGTTACCTGGGAAGATTTTTTTAGCGGACAAATAGGTCATTTATCTTTTCCTATGTTGAGTGTTTATGTTCAGTTATCAGATAGTGCCGTCATCTTGCACGAAGCTGTAGGCAGTGGTCACGAAGTCCTTGTTCAGGATCTCGAAGCCAGCGTACAGTTGCCAGATCAGGATGATAAAGCGGCTGAAGTCATCGTTGTTGTTGATGAGCACCTGAGCGTTAGGACCGCCGATACCAACACCAACAGACTGAGGACCGAAGAAGTAACCTTGGGCCACTTCACGGGATGCATAAGTGGAGCCACCATCGAAGGAAGCAGACACGTTCTTGGTCGGGAAGTTGGTCGACTCGTAGAACTTGACGCCTTCAAACTGCACACCAGTCGGCATCACGGGTTCACCAGCCAGGAAGTAGCCCTGACCAGCTTGGGGACCCATGTAGAAGCTGGCGTTGTTAGGCATCATGGGGTTACCCATGTACATGCCTTGGCCAGGATTGCCGCTGTAACGAGCGATCTCACGGAAGTCTGGGTCACGACGCAGGTGCATCATGAAGGTGGGATCGCAGATGCAGCGATACAGACCATCAGCGAAGGTAGGAG